AGGTTCTGTGAATCAAACTGGTGGGCAGACAGCCCTTGGTTTGGCTAAGAAGACTGGCATGTCCGTAGTATGTGGTCATACACATAGAGCAGGACTACTGCACTACACCGAATCCGTATCAGGTGTGTCTACTCGTACCATCTGGGGACTTGAAGTAGGCAACCTAATGGACCAGAAGAAAGCATCTTACCTAAAGGGTGGCATTGCCAACTGGCAACAGGCTATCGGTGTGCTTTACATTGACGGACAAAAGGTAACACCTAAACTTATACCTATCCACAAGGACGGCACGTTTGTTGTTGATGGAAAAGTGTGGGGTAAATAGTGTGTAACCAAGTAGAGGATGCCATGCGTATCCGTAAACTACAAGAAGAACAAGTCACAGAATACTATGACATGGTGCAACAGATTGCCAGTGAGTACCGTAACAAGTACAACATGGTAGACCGTGCAGATATTGAGCAAGAACTGTGGCTATGGTTTGCTGAGCACCCTAACAATGTCTCTAGGTGGAAGGCTGAGCAAGACGAGAAGTCCTGTGACAAGTTGATTGCTAAGTCCCTACGTAACGCTGCTCTTGACTACTGTGTCAAAGAGAAGGCAGTAGCCGAGGGCTACAACGCAACAGATAACTTCTGGTACAGCAAAGACTTTGTTAAGATGCTTATACCTGGCGTGCTCACAGATAACTGGGAAAAACTAGAAACAGCAATGACTAACATGGGTCGTAGCACCAAGGCTCCATCGGAGTCTGGTGACTGGATGGCTTATGGTGCAGACATTCGTCATGCGTTTAGTAAACTAGATGAAGTAGAACAGAACCTTGTGTTCTTGTTCTATGCTCAGGATGTAGACTCAACACAGTTGCATGAGGATACTAATAGTGAACGACCAACCGCTAAGGCTACGGCTATGGCTGCCAATCGTGCGTTGAATAAGATAGTAAGAAACCTTGGTGGCTTTCCGCCATACAAGGATGACGATAACGAGGAGGAACCAAATGATATGCAAGAACTGCCGTGATGCAGGAGATGCCAGCAAGATAAACATGGCTCAGGTATCTGCCATGCTTCATGCTAAGTGCAACTACATTGGGTGTTACTGTCAGCACAAGATTTAGTACTAAATTTAGAGCCAAAAAATAACCCCCTCTAAGGTGGTCAGGTACCTAAGTGGTATCCAACTACCCTGGAGGGGGTTACGTGTCTCTACGTGGCTCTGTGAGCCTCTAATTAGCCTTTATCTGCCTACCGTCAAGGGTAATTGGGGCACTACCATCGTGGTCAATGAATAGACCTACAGGCATAGCACCACCTGAAACAAACCCATGGGCTAGGGTTACCCAGACGGTCTTACCTGCCATACCTGGGTGCACTGGATAAGAGAAGTGCCCAGTGTAATCTGCCTTGGCAGTTCCTGGGTAACGACAGAAGCGGAAGCGAATGACACTTGGTAGTCCACCACCTGGTAGTTCTACCTGTACGGTAGTCTCCCATAGGTTGCGCCTACTACGTACTGAACCCTTCCACTCGGTCTTGCCATTGATGCGAACAGCAACAGCCTTACCTGAGATGATGGATTGCTTGTCTTTGTTTGATTCTACTTTGTCAATCATTATGCCCACAATATTGCTTGAGGATTAACTGGATTGCTAGTGCTCCAGCGAGCACCATCACGTTCACCGAAGTGAAGATGGGGAGCAGTGCTTTTACCTGTACTACCAACGAGACCAATCAACTGTCCCTTTTTAATTTTATCACCAGGAGATACAAACACTTTAGATAAATGTGCATACACCAGATGGTTCTTAGTTCCTAATGGATAAGTTCTGCGTTGTACAATGTGCTTGCCGTAGTCAGCACCCCAGTTACTTGCGGATACTACACCTTTACGTGCTGCATACACAGGTGTACCAGTCTTGCAAGCGAAGTCAACACCGTCATGCCAACCACGCTTCCAGATTTTCCCAGTCACTCCATAGTGAGTAGAGATAGGTATGTTTTTAACTGGATACATTATTCGCTTACACTTCCGTAGCGTAGGTCCATGCCATTGACGTAGTTAATTGCTACTGGCAATGCCGCACCAAGTGCAACAATAACTACAGGTGCTAGGTCAAAAGATGCAATGTTATCTAGAACGTATACAAGTACAGCACCTAGTGCTGCCTTTAACATGCCACCGAATGGACTATCTGCTAACCAGATACCAAAGTTTCTCATTATAGTTTCCTAACTGTTACCAACAGTAAGCCACCAAAGCCACTGTTGTTTTTATCTGGGGAAGATTCATTGGTAAAGCGAACCTCTTCAATTACACCTTGATACTGTTCACCAGTACGGTAGTCCGTTATGTTAACAAACTTACCTGTCTCTTCAATGGCTTCAATACGCTGGATGTATTCCATTGCACGACCTGTGTAACCAAAGACAGCACTGAACTTATCCATCTCATTGTCGTAGCACGACAGTGGATACTGGTACATACGCTGACGGCGAGTAGCAGGTGTGGACTTAATCTGATAAGCCTCCATTACTGGCAAGTCTTGGTCATCAGTTACGTTGTTAAAGGTAAACTTAAATGCCATGTACTCTTGCTTGGTAGATGGTGTAACAATAAGAACGTCTTGATTACTTAGACCTTCAGACAAGGTAACGATAGAGTTCTCTAAACCGTTCTTGTCAATGGTTGATACAACGATGGTATCGCCCTGACCAGTGGTGCACTGCACGTTAATGTACCTAAAGAATTTAGGTTCAATAGTACCGTAACGAATCTTGCCAGTTTCTATCCATCCAGTGTCACGCTTAAGTGTTGCACTTTCAATGTGTAGTTCACCAGAACCAGCAGCATCGCCTTCTTCTTCAACAACCATAACAATGCGGTCATTAATATCGTACACTTCAGTTGCTTCACTATTACTTGAAGTTTCAACTACTGAACCATACGGTGATACGGCAACTGATGTGACGTTGGTAGCAGTCTTAGCATATGAGATAGTTGTAGATGTAGTAGCAGTTACAACGTATGTACCATTAAAGGTAGCATCAACACCAGTAACAGTTATGCTATTGCCAACATTAAAGTCATGGGCAAGAGATGTAGTCAAGGTTGCAACGTTACTTGTTAATGCCTTATTGCTAACTGAATACACTTCATTGACAGAACTACGGTACTCAAGGTCATGCGCATATGCGTAGGTACCATCATCAAATTGTGTAGATAAATCTACACGAATAAGACAAGCGTGTGTAAACGTAGCATCTTCATTGTCTGCTTTAGTTGCCGCATAGATGTAGTTACCAGACTCAGTAAAACCATTAACTGGGTAGTAACCGTTTTCATACAACAGTGGACCAAGGATTACTTGACCGTTGACATTGACAGGGCAGATGCGTAGACCTCTGCTTGTACCTAGTGCAAGTACACCAAGGTAGTAGTGAATTGCATTAATTGTCTCACCATCTGGTAAAGAAAGAACCATGGTTGCGCCAGGCATGTCAATAGAATTTGTTGTTTCATCAAAAAGAATCTGCCAAACTTCACCATTGTTACCACCATTGCCAGATGCATAGATAGCAGCAGGTCCAGCAGTAGCATCATTCCATTTCCAACTAGGGTTTACGTGTGTTTTGTTGTAACCTGTGGTTGGAATGTTTGCACTACCAGCACCATGAGTGGTAGTTGCAGTAGCAACATCATGCAAGTCTGTTAAAATATTTTTAGTTCCAAGAAGAACATAACCCTTAACATACTTTATGAAGACATCATTGGTAGCAGTTGTAGAATGCTTGTAAGAAACAACATCAGAGTTAGCACTAATTAATCCAGTGTGAACACATGTAGTACAAGCGGCATAGTACTTAGAGCCATCAGTTGTCACTGACTTAAAAGGGAAAGATGTATGAGTTGATATTGTGTACGCTGAAACAGTTGCAGGACTATCACCACTGAAGGTAATCTTCTTCAATGCACCAACTGAGTCACCAGATACAAGTACATCTGTACCGTCACTACCAGCGGCAGCATTGATTAAGTTATCACCAGTGTAAACATCAACAACTTCTGGAAGAAGTGTTGCTTCTCCAATGGTCCATACATCTATACCACGACTGTCAGCAAAGCGATGGCTAACGTGTTGGTAATCTGTGCCTGGTTCGTAGAACTTAATACCTGCACCGTTGTGCCATGATGTCTGTGAGCGTAGCCACCAACCAGTAAGCGATTGCTCACCTGGTTCAGTGCTGTTATCAAACTGGTCCTTCTTGTACGGAGCAGTCTCACGGCGGTATGGGTCTTGGTTACTTACCTTGACGATAAAAGGTAGGTCATCAATAACAACATCGTATGCTGTATCAGTTAACTCAAAGGTTGATTCAGTTGATGGGACGGCAAGGTCAATCGGTGCATCTTCTGTAATGTCATAAGTTGGCACTTATGCTCCTTAGTGTTTGATGATAAAGTTAATTACAGTGGATGGCTGTGTATTGTTGTGTGCTCCACCACCACCAGTTGATGTGATAGTCGTAGCGGTTTGTGGATTATTTCCAAGTGGAGAGTAAGCATTTGTACCGCCAGAGCCAGTACCAACAATTTGACCAGGACTTAAATCGTGAGTGTGTGCTGGCATTTCAGCAGTAGTAAGAGTTACAGTTTCAGCATCAGATACTTTTGTACCAAGCGTACGTGCAGTTAAGTTAGCACTATCAGCAACGTTACGACCAGTACCAGCACCCATAGGTACACGACCACGTAAGTCAGGTAAGTTGAATGTAGTTGAATTATCTCCAACTCCATAGGTTGTACTAATTACACCAAATAATGTTGCGTATGTAGTACGACTTACAGCCTGTCCCTGACACAACAACCAACCAGTTGGAGCGGTGCCAGTAACCCACATGCTAACTGCACCAGTAGGAGTTGCATTAGCATTTAACTGTGTTTGAATAGCAGAAGTCACACCATCTACATAGTTAAGTTCTGTAGTAGATGCAGTGATACCATCAAGTACGTTTAACTCTGTTGCTGTAGCAGTAAGGGCAACGTTCTCGTTAATCTTTGGAGAGGTGAGAGTCTTGTTGGTTAGAGTCTGAGTGTTTGTTGTACCAACCACAGCACCAGTAGCACCGTGTGCAGTGGTGGTATTGTCAATGTGGTCATGGGGTAACTGTAAGTCAGAACCAACAATCATGTGCTTAACAATGTCACCTGTTGTGTGTGTCTTTGCTGATGCACCAGTCTCAATGGCACGACTTACCTTTACAGTAGGTGAAGTTACACCAGTCTGGTCAGTGGTAACTAGAATTACTTCTTCGTTAGCAGTGTCTGGATTAAGTACAAGAACGTAAGGAACACTAGGTAGACCAGTTACATTGTTTAATGTAATCTGTGTAGCCACAGACGAAACATTTGCTGTTAATGTCTTTGGTTCAGAGATAGAAGAATAATTGCGTGCCATGGTTTACCTATCGGGTGAAGTGGATACGGATTGGATTACGGTCATTCATCTTGCGTGCTTCTTCTGCAAGACGCTTGTCGTAAAGAGCGAGTAAGTATTTAGATGCGTTGGTACCTGCACCATATGCACGACCAGCAATCTGTGACTGTTAGACAGACTCAGCAGAACCAAAGGTCAAACGACCTGGGTCAATAAAGGATGCTAGACGTGCGGAAGCACCAAGAATGATGACATCTTTGCAAGATGCTGGTAAACCAGTAACAATCTCAAAGTCATCATCATCTGCATCCATTACGGTAGGAGCAGCGGTATAGAAAATTTGGACAGTGCGACCAGACTCAACACCAGACAGCAAAGTAATACTATTGCGACTATTGAAAGAATCAACGTTAGCCATAGGGTCAATCCGATAACCACGAACAGGAAGCCATTCTTTAGAAGGACCAGTAGTTTCATAAGCAACTCCAAGGACAGTCTCTACTTCATCAGGCAAAGCATAAGTTGACTTGGCTGGGGAAAACGAGAAGGTGTGTGTACCTGTTGTGTATAGGTCTGGGAATACTGCTTGAAGAGTTTCGTTGATTGCATCCTTAACATCCACAGATGGGAATGTAGGAGAGATGATTACACGTGCACCATTCTGATGCGTAGCAGCAGATGTACCGTTGTACCCACGACCATATGGTGGGATAGTAAGTACACCAGTGTTACGGTCATAGGAATCTACATAGATAAGTTCATCATCAATCTGGATGACACCATTAGAAATGTTCTGTGCGGAGGCAACGGTGATGCTTGTTGCTGTTGCATTTAATGTAGCAGTGAGATGTGTCTGACGGTCTTGACGTAGCGTAAACCCTGCTAGTTTACGTACAACCTCGTCAGTCATAGAACCGAATGTTGCCATTACCATTTAACCTTATCTGCCCAGTATGCTGCGGACATCTTGCCCTTAGCAATGTTTTTGGCGTGACGGGCTTTAAACGAAGCCTGTCTTGCGGTAGGTTGTCTATCACCCGTCACACCTTGTTGTCCAAAACGAATAGTCTTAACCTGTGTACCTTCTTTAGCCACAACTACGTGTGACTTTGTTGGATGTCCAGGTGTACG